GCTTCTTTTATATGCAGATGCAGTTTTTTCTTGAATTTCTATTTCTAAAACATATTTGCCAGAAATTTTACCAAAATCTTCAACATATCTAGCATCAGAGTTTGGATATTCGTGAATAGCAACCTTTCTTCCAAGTTCAGGCATTTCAGCTCTTCTTGCATAGAAAGTAGCTGTTTTGCCACCTATGTTGTAACTAGCTCTATAAAATCCGCTTAATACACTCATTTCTGCCCCGCTTTAACAGTTGATGGACGACTAGATTTAACATCTTCAACTTTTATATTATTATCTGACTTGATTGTAATATCTACTTTTTGACCATCTTTTAGCGCATTTATAAGTGACATAAAGTCAGTTTTATATACAGCTTGCAAATCTTCAAAGTTATTTTTTAAGAACTCTTCTTTTGCCCAAGATCCAAAATTTTCTTTTAAGGTATCATCTCCCATTATCGAAGCACCTTGAGCCAAAGCCAAAGCACCACCATATTTCGCAGCATAGAAAGGACTTCCTATTGACATTTTAAATAAATCTATGGCAGTTCCACCAACCGCACTTGTGGTTTTTTCTACAACTCCACCTTTTTCTGGCAATATACCAGAAAATAAGCCTTTCATATATTCAGCTACTCTATTAGCTTCTCCTGCAAATCCACCAACGCTCTTAGTTAAGTTTGTTAATGCTCTAACTCCTCCGATTTGAGCATCATAGGTAAGTAAACCAATTTCGTCACCTAGTTCTTGAAAAGCATTTGATAGCCTCTTTTCTTCATTTCTTAGTTTAAATGACTTCTTAATCATCTCTTCACCAAACATCTCATTTAAGACTTTTACAAATTCTCTCAAAATATCAACAGAAGGTAATTTTCCTGTTGCCATAGCTGCGGTAAATCTAGCACTTACATTTTCGTCAGTTATGCCTTTTACACCCTTACTTTCTGCGAATCTTTTAAATGCCTTGTGTAACATTGGTTTTGCACCAGGCATTTGTTGCATTTGTAAGTTGACCTCTTGAGCGTTTAAAACTTGCTTTGATAGCATGTCTTGAAAGCCTCGCATAGTGCCTTCTAATGCTGGGCTACTCATTCCTATCAAACCACCGTATCCACCAACATTTTCAAGTATTCCTTTTATTAATCCTGCATCGATTTTTCCACCAGTACCCATTAACTTTAAATAAGAAGGCGCAACATCAGAAAAGGAAAAACCATATTTATTAGAGACGCTTCTTAAATAGGCAATTTCACTTTCAGCAGTTGCTTTTTCCATTCCTTTTACAGTGGGAATCAAGGCAGATAAACCAGCTCGCAAAGAATCCATTTCAACAGTTACATCATGGATTTTTGAAGGCGCAGATACAGCCATGTCAATTGCTTGGTAATAACCCATACCTTTAGCGACATTTGCAAGAGAAACACCATTTCCGCCTGTAAAGAAGCCACCAGATCTTCGTGGTTGTTGTGGTTGGCTTGGCTGTGGTAAAGTTGATTCAAATTTACCAGATTGAGAACCAAAAGCAACTGGAGTAAAAGCTCCACTAGGCGAACTATAAGCTCTAGCAGAAATTAGCCTATTTCCTTTTATAGCATTATTTATATTTTGTTGTTGTTGAACTCCAATTAACTTTAAATCGCCAATAGTTCTTTGATTAATAAGTCTTCTTTGGGAAGCTGTTCGTAAATTAATTGCACCAGCAACGGCAGAATCTTTTTCAGCAAGTGCAGTTTGTTTTTTTGCTTGAGATAATTGTTTTTCTAAGAATAAACTCTTTGTTTGAGTCATTCTTGTTTCGTGCATCCAATTCTTTAATCTCTGGAACTCTTCTCTTTGGTCTTTAGCATAACTTACTCTTGCTTTCTGATTTTTCTTTTCTTGAGTTCCAACGCCTTTTATTTTATCAGTTATCTTATCTAAATGAGTTAAAAAATCTTTTAAAGAAGATGTGTATTGGTCATTAACCTCTAAGATATAACTTATTTTATCACTCATCTTCTATGCCCCCTACTTCTTGAGTTAGCTAACTCTTGGGCTTTCTTTCTTTCATCAGCGGCTTTCTTTCTTTCATCAGCGGCTTTCTTTTGCTCGGATTGGCTATCTTTTACAGCGATGTCATACCATTCAAATAATTCAGGGAAAGCCATATTGTTAATATCGTTGTAGGTAAAAGCATTAGTGTATTTTAGGAAACTAAATAAGGATTCTCTGAATTTTCTCCTTTCTACTTTGTCGGCAAGAAAGGCGATATGTCTAAAAAATTTGAGGTGTACTCCTCCAATAATATAACAGAAGCCCTAAAGTCTAAATCATCAATTTTAAGCTTTCCGCCTTCAACTGGTGCAATATAACCTTTTTCACAAAGAAAATTAAGGGCTTCAAATTTTTTGTTCATTGTAAGCAAATCTAACAACTTGTCAGAATCACAGAATTTAAGAGCTAATAAATTAACTTCTTTGGTCTTCTTATAATCACTATTGATGAAATAAGAACATTCAGATAAAAGTGGATATTTTTTTTCTTTTAATAATTCAATCATAATTAGTTAGTTAAAGTTACTTTAGAAGAATTAAAGGTTAATGAAATAACGCCATCAGAACTGTGTTGAAAAGTAGGGTCGTTCATTAAAGAAGCGTTTTTGTATAGTCTGCTTTGACCAGCGCCATCTGGTATAATTTTAAGTATATGAGTTCCATTACCAGCCTTCCAAGTTTGGATTAAAATCATCGGATCAGAATCACTATCAGAATCAAGCATCATTATATCAAAGCTTATTTCAGCAACTTGAGTTTCTAAATTTTCAGATGCCAAAATAACAACAGAGCGACCAGATACCTGCGCTCTAGTGTTAGTTTCTCCTAATCCAGCTTTTTCAACTAAAGTGTTTGGAACATAAAGAAATGTTTTGCCATTTATCTCAATTCGTTTTGGAGTAAAAGTATCTACCATATTTTATTATAATTGTGGTGTTAAATCAAAAGTAAATGAATCTAATTGACCCATTAAGTTAAATTTCATTGAACCAGTAACTGCTCCAGTTGAAGTATTAACTACAACGCTTAGGTTTGTTTTAAATTCACTTTCAAGTTCTGCTGAATATTGAAGCACATTATAAGGGAAGTCAGTCAAATCTAACCAAAGATTTACAATATAAGCTCTAATTGATTTTTCGTTAGCATAAGTTGCTAATGGATTGTTTGGTAAATCTCCGTCAGTTAAACCAGATTGAGCATAAAAACTTTTCATATTTTTGAAAATATACTCTCTGGCAATAGTGGCGCAATCAGACTTATTTAATGTTTGATAAGTATAACCATCAGCAGTTGGAGTAGCTTGTTTGTAAGCAGTTGTCCAGAATTTATTAGTAACTGCAACAATTCCGCTTTCATCCATGCTTAAAGTTGAACCACCTAAATCACCCAAACCTTCAATTTCAACTAGAGTAAATCCTTTTCCAGTTGTAATAGTGTTTAGGTCGTTGAGTTTCATATTAGCATAAGGCAAGCCAGCAGTAAATAAACCACCTCTATTATTATTACTCATCATAAATGAGCTGATAGAAGCATTTGTTTTAAGTCTTTGCGCTCTTAAACCTGCAATATAAGCTGGTAAAACATAATCTAACTCAATAATTTCACTACCTTTCCAATCAGAATCATTCACTAATTTTAAACAGATATAAGGAGTAATTACTTTTGAAGCTAGTGTTGCAGGAGCTAAAGCTGTTACATGGTTAGCATAAGTATCAGTTTTGCAAACTATACCAACGCCATCTAAGATAGCATTTACAGTATTAAACTTAGCTTCTAAATGAGTTTTTACAGTCGATAAAAAGCATACTGGGAAAATAATATCATATCTTGCAGCATCAATTTTAGATAAAATACCAGTCAAAACTGGATCAGTTGCGCCGCTTGTAAAAGCTGTTATTGTTGCAGCAACTCCACTTGGCAAAGTTTCAACTTTAATAGAAATTCTATTGCCTTCTGTTCCTTTATTTTTAGCTGTGAAGGTAACTGTTCCAGTAACATTTGCGGCAGTCACTGGTGAATTGTTATCTGCACTAATAGCAGTAACTAAATCAGCACCAATAGTTGTTGCTGTTGAGGCTGTTGTTACTGCAATTGCATATTTGTTTTTAGTGTAAGAACCAACAGTTACATACAAAGTACCAGCAACAGGGCTTGAAGCTGTAAAAGCAACTGAACCAGTAGCTGAAACTCCAGAGCCGTTATCAGAAACAATAATTGCATCTAATCTTGTGTTAGGGCTTGCTTGTCTAAAAGCGTCAATCATTAAATGACCAATTGAGCCAGCTCCACAAAGGTCTTTACCAACATTAAGTCCAGTTCCAATATTTGAAACTAAATTACCGCTTGTAAAAGAACCAGCAGATGTTCCTTGTGCTAAAATTAAAGGGATTCTTGCTCCAGCATCAATTTTTTGTAGTGAAGATTGTAAATTAGCTTCTGTAATAGGATAAGTACCAGCCATAATTATTCTTTTGATTTAGTTTTAAGTGATGATTTTGTAATAAGTTGGAAGTTAGATTTATTTTCTTCAAATCTAAGTTGTTCAAACCAAATTGAATCTAGGGGAGTGTTAGCTTCATCTACTTCAATTTCTATTGAAGTTTCTGCTTTATACCATCTTTTCTTGATATAAAAGTCTTTTAAAAACTTTAATTCTGCTTTCATTTTTTATTTTGTTTAGTGTGGTGAACTAAAAATTTGGTAGTGGTGATACCTTGAAAATAATTAAACTTATAAAAAAACAAGTTGCAATTAATATTAGTTGTTATTAACTTTAAGTTAATAATCACCACTTATTAATATGAACTTAGACCCGAACTTCCTAGCCAAATTAGCACAAGAAAGTGCAAACGAGACAATCAAAAGCAATTTTAGAGATTACTTTAAGAAATTTGCTTATCCGTTTATTCATCCTAGTTCTCCATTAATTGAGACTTGGAGCATTGATTTAATGTGCGAATATGCTCAAGCCGTTGCTGATGGTGAAATTGAAAGGCTTATCATAAATATTCCACCTGGACTAATGAAGTCCACAATATGGTCTTCTGGTCTTCCTTCTTATATTCTTGGCAGAACTCCTTACGAAAAAATCTTCGCTATTTCAAACAAAGAAAACCTTGTAAATAGAAATATTGGTTGGACTAAAAGAATTACTGAAACAAAAAGATTCCAAGAGCTTTTCCCAGAATTTAAAGCTGATGATAGAAAAAATACTGAAACACATTTTAGAACCACAATGGGTGGTGAAATGCAAGGCTTTGCAACAGAAGGAAATATCACAGGCGAAAGAGCAAATTATCTTTTATTTGATGACTACATGTCTTCCACAATGATGCAATCAGAAGCCACTAAAATTAGGCTTTTGAATAAGTTTGCAGATACATTTGAAAGCCGTGGAAGTGTTGTAAGAAATAGCTTTGTAATAATAGAGCAAAGACTTGGCGTAAGTGATTTAACTGGCTTTCTTCTAAGAACTAGAGGCAAAGAATATACTCACTTGTGTTTGCCAGTAGAGTTTGAGAAAAAACAGTATTTTTATTTTGGTGATTTTAAGAAAGAAATTAACGAAGGAGACTTGCTTGCCCCAGAATTGCCAAGATTTACAAGAGAGAAAGTTGATGAACTAAAAAACCGCACCGTAGATACTGAAACAGGAATTGCAAATGGTAAGCAAGTATTCTATACGCAATACATGCAAAAGCCAGTTGCAGAAGGTGGTAACATGGTTGACATGAAATGGTTTCAAAGATTCGACCTTGAGAACTTGCCTTATATGCAATTTGATTCTGTGTATGTTAGTGCAGATACTGCTCAAAAAGTAAAAGAAATAAATGACCCTTCTGGGTTTTTGAAATTTGGCGTAAAAGGCACTTCTATTTATCTTATTGATCGATATAATCAAAGGGCAATTTATCAAGACACAAAGAAAAATCTTTTAATGTTTGCCTCTAAATTTCCAACTGCAAACTCTATTTTAATTGAAGATGCAAATACTGGTTCGTCTTTAATTCAAGAATTACCAAAAGAGTGTAATTTTGGTATAGTTGCAATTTCTCATGGTGGAATTAAGAAGGAGATTAGGTTTTATAATTCAACTGGTGCAATGGCTAATGGTAATATTTATATTCCAAAACAAGCTACTTGGTTATTTGATTTTGAAGATTCTTTAATGCAATTTCCAAATGGCTCTCATGATGAAGACCCAGATTGTTTAGCTCAATTTCTTACTTGGTTTAAAAACAACTCTATTGATTGGGATAAAATGTTCACAGTCTTTTAAACATCTTCTTCGTCAACATCTCCTGCAATTTCCATTACAGAAGTTTCAAAGCCTTCATTATCTAAAACATCAAAATCAAATGTTCTAAAGGCGAATACATCATCAGGCTCAACTCCATCACCTTGATTAAACCAACCATTAGCTTGGAAAGTATATTGATGTACATAGTAAGAGCCATTAAACAAAAACATTCCATTGCTTACAGAAATAAGGCTTGAATATCTTACTAACTCAAGGTTAGAGCTTGGTTTAAATCCAAGTAACGCCTTGAAGATATTAGGTTTATAAGAATAGGCTTTATCTTTGGTTAAAGCATAAAGCAATTCATCATTAGTTGCGCCGCAAGGAATAAAAATATAAACAGTTGCATTTTGATAAAAGTTTTCTCTTATTGATTCGCCGCTCAAGTTGTTGCTTATCCCATCGCCAGTATTTCTTTGGTTTTTGGAGGTTGTTTCTTCTCCCAAAACAACAACCGCCCATTTATTGGCTTGTCCGCTATCAACATCACTTTGAAACATTGCCGCGGCTCTTTCATAATCAACAGCTCCAGTAATACATGGATCAAGTCTTGTTAAAATAGTGCCTTGTGCTGGAGTTCCTAAAGTTGAAGTGCAGGCGTAAGTAAAAGAAGTAGATGTTGGTATTGATGCAACAGTTTTATATCCGTTGTAACCATCTTTGTAAGTTGTTAGCTGGGTAATTGTGCCAGTCGCTGGGGTTACAGGATTACCGCTTACTTCAAAAATAAAAGTGTAAGCATTAATTAGTTGTTTGCATTGCAAGGATCTAGCGGGGCTTGCCATTGCATCTTGTGTCGCACCATAAACAGTATATGTAAATGTTGTGCTGGTTGGTACGCTGTTAAGTGTAGTAACTTTGTTATAGTTCTCATTACTGGCACCAAAAATCTGCACTTCAACATTTGCGTTATTAACATATCCATGAGCTGTTTTAGTGGTTACTGTTGCAGTAGTCCCGCTAATAGTTATGCTTTGAATGTCAATAAGCGGCGCAGATAAGAAGTGATTTTTATCAGTATAAAGTGTTTTAGTTCCATTGTAGTTAGATTGATTAGCTCCACTTATTTCAACTGTTGTATTGCCTCTAATTAAAGGGTGCTTGCCTGATGTAATTGCTAAAACATAATTACCAACTCTTGTTAAAGATGTAATTGATAAAGGCACTTTTGCCCCAACAATTAAAACTTTTTCTCCAACTGCTAGTCCGTGAGCTGTTGCTGTTGTAGCCGTTGCAACTCCTGCTGTTTGTGTTAAAGAACTAACTGATAAATTGGTTGTAAAATCACCAGTATATCTTGGTAATATTGCTTTAAGCTGGTTTACTATTTCCTCTGTTTTCATTACTGCCTCGTATTTTTTAATCCATTACCATATCTTAAATCTAAGATTGTAATAGTATTCTCATAATATTCTCTGTAAACTAAAAAAGCATTAGTTAAATATTCAACTTTAGCTTCTAGGCAATTAATTCTTTCTCTATCGGTTTTTGGATTAATTTGTTTGCAAAGCTTGTTATATTCTTTTTCTGATTTTGTTTGCAACTTCTCGAAGTGTTGGGCGGCATCAACTGCATGAGCTGGTTGGCAAGAAGCGAAAAGTAACATTATAATAATTGATAGTTTTTTCATAATATTAAATAAGTTTAGCATCTCTTAAAATTATCCATTGAATAAAGTGAGTAGAAGTATCTCCAATTTTTTTAAAACTGCTTTTTTGAGTAGTGGAACTTTCTTCTTTACATACTTTATAAACTGTTGATAATTTTGTAGATTGATTTCCTAGATATAAACAACCATCTTTTTTAAAAACAAATTCTTGACTTAATGGTATAGAGTGATTCAAAACACCTATTCTATTATTAGTTTGCTCTAAACTATATTCTATTAAATCTCCTTCAAAAATTAATTCATTATCAGAATCTGTATAACCTGTACTTTGTTGAATTATCCAGTCTTCTTTATTTTCTAAGGCATCATAAACAGCTAAAATCCAAGAACTACTTTTACTAGCATTATTGACACCATAAATTAATTTTTGTGATTTACAGCAGAAAGCTCTAAATTGTAAAGAATCCGATAAGTTTTTCATTTTCATATTTACTGATTTATATATTCTGTTTTAAAACCATAACACTCTGTTTTTTCTATTTTTAAAATTTGATTTTTAAAAATCGTAACTTCACTCATAGAACCTAAATCAATATATGTAATTCTATCTTCAGTTTCTTTGTATTCTTTAACGCATTCATAAGTTGCAAAAGCAGGTGTTCCTACTACAATATTATATTGTCCAAATACTTTTGTTCTTCTTTTTTCAAGATGGATTCCTTTTTGAATTACAACAAAACAAAGCAGAACAATTAAAAAACAAGTTAGCAAAAAAAAGATTTTTAATCGTAAAAGTTTTTTAATCATATTTTCAAATTGGAATTATTTTTTTGATAAATTTAACTCGGCTATTAACTTATAGTTAATAAAACTAACTTACAACAACTATTTTATTTTAGAGTTTATGGCTTGTGTTATGTTGTTCATAATGTTGCCGCGAGCTAAAGTAATTGGGCGGATAAGATTATTTCTTGCCTCTATTTTAAGACCAGAAAATCTATTTTTTGCTCCTTTTGGGCTATCTTGCCAATAGTTTTTATTACTAGCAGGATTTACACCACCTTTTTCTTGAATTGCTGCGTAAGGTGTATTTGCTGATATTTCTAATCTATTAGTACCAAGTGTTTTTCCTCTTACACTTCTTGCTAATTCTCCAGATAAGACGGCAGAGCTTTCAAATCCACTATCGTTTGATGCTTGATGGTTTGTATATCTTCTTCTTTTTTTTACAATTATTGGATAAATTTTGCCTGTTTTAGGCTTGTTCATTTCATCTTTAATAAGTCCGCCTGTTGTTGTCCCTGCACTACCTGCGATTTCTATTGAGCTATTTTGCAAGCCCTTTCTAATTCCTTGCTGAATTATCTTATCCAGATTAAAAATTGATTTTGGAATTTTAGACTTAACATTCATATTTTGGTATTTGTTAAAGCCGAACTACCTCTAATTGAGCATTTAAGAAGCGTTAATTCACTTCTTCCTTCGTAATCAGGAATTACTTCAACAATTTCATATCTATTGCCAGAATACTCTAAAAGATGGATTTTTGAGGCAGTGATTGCACCATAACGAATAAAGAAATGGTCAGTAATTTTGCCAATCATATTTACGCCATCAAATATCTCTTCACCACTTACACTTTTTTGTAAAGCCCAAGTTGCAACAACTAAAGTAAGATTTAGGTTTGGATCAACGGCAGTGGTGCTTGTAGCTTGTTTTGTTTTTTTATAAATAGAAATATAGGCTTTCATATCACCTATACAAGCTTTAGCTGGTCTTATTTTAATTCTTGCACAACTTCCCATTAGAAATCAATAATTTTAAATTGGCTGAATAAGTCCATTGCTGCTTGCATATCTTTTGAACTTGCACAATCCCCTCTATTTTCATAAAGGTAAGTAATAAATTGTAAAAGAGCTTGTTTTGCATCTTCTGGCACATTTGCATCAGAAGAGCCATAGCCAGCAACAAAGTTAATTACAACAGCTTGTTTTCTAATGTCAATATCAGATGGAAATTCTTTGTCAGCTAATAAGTAAATTGCAGAATAATCAGGTAAGTCTGTAATATAATAATTAGTGGAACTCCAAGTTGTCAAAACTCCGTTAAGATAATATTGAACTGAAGTGATTGATTGTAGCTTAGATTTTCTTAAAACAATTCCATTGTCATTATATTTTGGAGCTAAGGAACTTACGCCTGTGTAATAATTAAGTCCATCAATGCAAGGAAAGGAATCTAAATAAGTTTTATAGGTCTTATTAATTAAATCTCTGCCTGTTATCTTTTCAAAGGTTGCGGCGGCGGATTTAATAAGGGCGGTAATTAGGTTATCATCGGCAGTAAGGGTGCTTGGCACTTTTAACCAAGTCTTAACATCAGACAAACTAACTGGCAATGTTGAACCAGCTCCAGTTACTAAAATATAGTTAAGTGGTTGCTGGAAAGGTAGCCAGTTAGTGTTGTTTGCCATTACGCTAATCTTCTATTAACAAGTTTAATTGTAGTTGCCGCTCCGCTTTGAGCAGTTCCTGAAACAATCTTTAAGAACCTTACAAAAGCAAAGTCGGTTGGATTAGTTGGATTGTATCTACTTGTCCCAACGACTGCAGTTAAAATAGCTCCGTCAACTAGTCTGTGAATAGGTAAGTATCCCACATCTTTATCATTAGACGCAAGAAATGTAAAAGAAGTTCCGTTTAATGCAGCATCAGTTATCAAAGCTCCTAAACTTGTGCCTAATAAATCTATTGCATTAGATGTTGTTGCGCCATTAGCAATTACAACTTGTAAATCAAAATTTAAAACTGGTTGAAAATCTGTAGTAGCCATTAGCTTAATGTGATTTCAATTGTTAAAACAACTGCAACTGTGTTTGAAGAAGCTCCGTCAGTTTCAATTTCAATCGCTTGACCAGCAGCAATTGTGTTAGCCGCAGTTGGAGTTGAAGAATCAACATGACCAGCGGCAGAACCTGAGAAGGCAACAGTAATTGCACCGCCAGTAATAGCAGTGCCAGCAATTTTTGGAGTTAGAATTGAGTTTGCGGTTGCAATAGCTCCGTTGATTACTGAATAAATTTTGGTGATAGTTCCAGCAACTGGAGATACCACATAAATTTGACCAGCAGTTGAGATGTCTGCAATTGAAGTGTATAAAGCAATTTTTTTAAGTGATTGACCAGTAGCAGTTTCAACAGTTCCACCAAGAATAAGTTTGTTATCTTGCCCAGTAGATACTGGTTTAAAATAGTTTAATGTTTCAGTCATTATTTTTTACCTTTCTTTTTATTGTTAATTTTGATTTCTTCTTCTTTGTTTTCAGATACTTCTTCAACAATTTCAGTAATTATTTTTTCTTCTTTGTTTTCAGGAGTAGAAAAAATAGCTTTATTTTCAAATTGTGGCAACATTTTTTCTTCTTTAATTTCTTCAATAAAACCTTTATTAGCAAAAGCCCAAGTAAGGAAATGTTTTGTTAATCTATTATCATTTTCTTCCAAGATTTCACCATTATTAAAATCAGCTAAATTGAATCCGTCTAAAGATCCTTTAAATGTTTTTAAAACTTTAAATTTCATAGTTTTTTTAATTGTTGAGGGGGTTTTTACACCCCCTCAATTTAATTAAGCATTATTAGTAGTTGGAGCATTTAAAGGATAGCCTTTAATTGCAGTAACACTAAAGATAGCTGAACCAGTATTATTAGCTGGAGTAATGGTCATTCTGTTATATCTTTTAGATCCATTATAACCGATTGAACGCTCTTTATTATCATTGGCAAATGTAAAACTAGCAGCAGCTTCAGTTCCTAAAAGGAAGTCATCAGCAACAGCGGCATAAGTTACATTGTCATCAGAATCTTCAACTAAAACAGTAAAAGTTGCATCAGCATCAGCCAATGTACCAATATTGATTGAGTATTCTAAAGCGTCAAATCCAGCTAAATCAACAACTGCACAAACTTGAGCAGTATTGTCGGTAACAGCAGCAGGAGCAAGAACTGGCTGCTTTACTGTAATATTATGTAAATCAAACATTGTATATATAAATTAAGGTTAAAATTAAGCAGAGATTTTTAATTTAGCAAAAGCTTCAGCAAGCTTAACTAAACCAGCAACTCTCTTAGTAAATACATATTTTACTTTACCTTCTTCAGCTAAAGTAAGATTGTCTCTAATAACTTGCATTTCCATTCCATATCCAGCCGCATAACCTCTTGCGAAGTCAGCAAAAACTACTGGATAGTTTCCAGCTCCAATGTCTGGCATATTTGGAATTTCTAAGTAAGCGTAGCCATTGATAGTATTTGGAATACCAGCAGCTATATTACCAGGTTGCCATAATGGACGACCAACACCGTCTTCTTGAGCTAACAAAGTAGCACGAGTTAAGCGGTTGAAACCATAGATAGGATTATAACCAGTTTTTAATTGACCAGTCAAAAGAGTCATTGATTTCCAAGTAATTGCATCAGCAATACCAGAATTGATTTCTTGAGTTATGACTCCTGAACCCATATAGCCTTGTAATTCAGTAGGAGTTCCAGCACCGGAAGTAATTTGTTGTCCCAAAAGAACGGCAAAGGCTTCAGCAACATCTTGTTGAATTTGGTCAGCAATAGAAACTCCAGCATCGTCAATTTCTTCTTGAGTAACAGTCACAGGAACTGTCATTTTTTTCAAAGTTAGTAATTGCTCGCCATAAGTTGATTGGCTTACAGTCCCAGATTTTCCTTCACCAACCATTCTAGCAGTCAGAAGAGTGTTTCTGATTGGAAGTCTAGTTGTTTTAGCTCCAACACGAATAAAATTAATAACTTTATCATAGTTAGAAATTTCAATGATCTTTTTAGTAATATCAGTTGAAAATGCTTCAGGAACTAAAGCTCCGCCTTCTGGCAAAGAGTCAGTTCTAAGATATTTTTTAGAAACTTCATCGTGTCCTTTTCTTAAAAAAGAATCAAAAGCTTTTATTTCAGCTTTTCCTTCTTCTGATTTAACATCAAAATTTGGACGAGAAAGGATAGCTTCACGAGCTTTTACTTCGTCAGCAAATTTAAGTCTTTCAGTTTTTTCAGCTTCAAGTTGCTTTACTAATTCTTGGTTCTTTTTTTCTTGTGAATCAATAAAAGATTTAACTTGGGTAGCTACACCTTCGTTATTTTCTTTTACTGCCTTTTGAAGAGCCGATACGGCTTCCATCATATTTTGTGGTGTAAAATCTGTCATTTTATTTACAATTGTTTGTTAAAAATATTTTCGCTATTAAGCGATGTTAAAAAGTTATTAAACTTCATTTGTTCTGTTGCATCACGCAACAATTGCATTGTCTTTTCATTTTCAACATCACATTGAACTTGATTAGAAAATTCTTTTACTTTTGAAATAAGCGTTTTTGCTTCTTTATTAGAAAAACCACTTTCTTTCAAAATAGATTCCACTTCTTTAATAGAAGAGACTTCGTCAAGGCTCTTGCCTTTTAAAGGACTTTCTAAAGAAGCGTCATTAAACTCTTTTGCCATCGCAATATATATGTTGTTGATAATTTCTTTGATTTTAGCTTTGTCTTGTTCTGGGATATTTACGCCTTCCCTCGCACCTTCCAAAACTCCAGCAATAGCAAAAATAGCTCTTGGTACAATATGAGGCTCACCATCAATAATATCTACGAAAGGTAGCTTGTAGGCATCAAAGAACTTTGAGCGACCATTATCAAAATACATAAAGTATCTGTTATAAGAGGCAGCAGGTTCGTTTTCGCTTTCTGTATATTCTCTTATCCTTTTTTCAGCGTTTGAAGAGTCCCACTCATAATTTCTATCAGCGAAAGGAAAATTAGTTGTTGGATTAACTGTTTTAATTCCAGTAAGTCTTGCTTTATCATTCATTGGAAAGGTAACAACTGATCCTTCCATTAATTGAGCTTTATTAATTGCCCTGCATCTTTTACCTTCAACTGTTTTAAACTCGCAATCATCTGATTTAGTCATATAGCCCATTGAGAAACCAGAAATATCACCATTTTTAAGGTTAGCATATTTTTCGGCAGCCATAGGAACTAAAAAAGCACCTGTTTTTTCATCGCGCATTAAGTTAAATCTAGCGTTTTTGAATTTTACGCCATAGTTATCTATTTCTATTTTGTAATTACCGATTGCTTTTTTTGTGTCGTGGTCGGCAAGAAGTGGATAGGTTTTTCCAGCGGGTTCATCTTCAAAAGCTTTTGGGTCTAAAATATCATTGCCAAAATCAATATTATTAAAGGCAGCAACATAGCCCTCAAAGGAGCCATCTTCTTTGAGTTCTTTTACTTCTAATGTAAATTGCTTGTAGCTTAATTCCATAGTGGTGATTATGGTTAATAATATTTTTAATAAACGCTCTTGCTTATTAAAAAGCAATTAATAATAATCTTTATTAACTTTAAGTTAATAATTATTTATGCGTGGAACTTCAAAAACATATCAATATTTGATTAGGATAAAAGAATTTTATTCTGATTTAGTTGAGCAAGGAAAAATGAAAGAACCTACAAGGGAATCTTTTTTTAAAGATTATCTTGGTTATGGTAAAACTTATTGGATAAAGCTTTATGAAAAAAATGATTTAAGAAAAGTTTTTTATGTTGTTGCCGATCTTTTAGAGGAAGTAAAAGAATTGCAGGAAGATAGAGATAATTTAGAGAAACAACTTGATGAATTACTAAAGAAATAATATGTTTATAAGAAGTTCAACTGCTATTAATGATTGTTTGATTTTATTGGAAACAATTAAAAAAATAGAGAAAGATCAAATTAAAACTATCGGAGCAGTTCCGTATAGTTCAGGGATGGAACTTGTTCTATCAAAAAATGAACTTGCATTAGCAAAATTCAGTCCTGCTATCTTTATGAGGGATAAAGATAATATTAAAATTCATGAGTTCCTTTACGAATCACAAGAAGAAAGAGACAAAGCATACAACGAACTATGCGCTTATCTTACTAGCAATTACAAATTAAGGGATTTTACCTAAAGAATAACGAAAGTTAAAAGAACGCACTGCCTCGATCATAAGAAGAGCCGACAACAGACAGCGGGTCGAAAGAGGGGGGAGATGCTTAGAGTTTTCGAGGAATTAAACAGTGCTTGTTTTATTTTTTAACTCTAATCTCCTCAATGTCTGGTTTATTATTAAACCCTTGAATATTCAACATAACAACGGCATCTTAAACTTTCAGAAGCAGGAAGTTTAGAATCTCTTGGTCTTTGTGCTAAATAACCACCAACAATAAAGTTTTGATTTAAAGGAACTGTTTGTCCGTTTGCAGCTAAATGAGTTGGTCTAATACTTCCATCTAAAAATCCACGCCAAGCTTTTTTTATCTGTACTCCAAGATTTAAGGCAATCAAAGTTACCTCTTCTTGTCTTGACCAGCTTTCAGCACTACCAACTAAAGTTTCCGCAATTAGCTCCGCTCTTGATTCTTCTTTCTTGTCTAAAGCAATATTTATCTCTTCTGCAACCGCATTATCTTTGTTTTTTTGCAAAGCAGTTAGTTCTTTTTTGTATTTAGCCAGTCTTGAATCTAATTTGCTTAAATCAGTTTCTTTCCCTTGAATAAATCCTTGAAAGCGAATCTGCATTATTCTTTGCTCTAATTCTTGGATAGCCGTCTGCAATCTAGCTTCTTTTCTGATGTGCTTAGTTAAAGCGTTGATTTGGGCTTCTGATAATTCTTTTGCATTGGTGTCTTGAATATAAAGGGCTTGTCTCTCGCTTTCTGTTGCTATAAACAAAATAGCAAGTCTTTCAAACTCTTTATTAATGTTTTCTAGTTGATCTTGGTCTATTTCAACATCTATGGCTTTTTTACTTGGCTTGCGTTCTAAATAGCCAAAAGTTTGGATTGTTTCTCTTAGGCAGTCTTTGCAAACTTTTAAAAAGTCTGGGGTGTAGTTTCTAGCAACCGATTCAGCGTTTACAGATTTAGTTGCTTTGTAAAGATTGATAGCATCTTGGTTCATTTGACGAAAAATAGAGCGGATAGGTTTTATGTATCGGCTTTCTATTTTTCTTTTTTCAATGTCAATGTTCATTTACTAACTTCTCCACTTCCTCATCAGAATAAACCCTATTTCCTTTAATATCAAGAGTTGTGCTTAGTAGTTTGACAAGAATATCTTTTTCTGTTTCTTTGGTCTTCATTCTTGAGTTTTGGATTTGCTTCCATTTAGAGTTAGCCCAAGAGCGTCCAGAATCACCGCCCCAAAGTAACCAAGCAATATAGTGATTAGAAGGTTCGCCATTAGGTTTTTTGTTTTTGCCTTCATTTACACCATGTCTAGCAAAATAAGACACCATTCTTGCAACTGTTCTAGGTGTTAGGTTTTCACGGCTTCTTAATTGAACTGCACGAGCAACCCCAACATCAGTACCACCTCTTCCATATTTTTTACGAAGCTCTAAACCACGAGCAGCATTTCTTGCCATTGTATCAGTAGGCTTTAGATTAATTCCTGCCGCTTTTTCTTCTGATTCGTCTTCTTCCTCAAATTCAGTTTCATCACCTTCAACAATTTCTTCCTCTTCTTCGTCTAATTCGTCATTTTCTTCATCCTCATC